CCGTTAACTACGAGCCCCGCCATGAAGTCCGTATCATCCTTGTTTAAGAGGAGTACGGGAAGGTCCCAGTGAGGTACCCGTTCCATAGTTTATAATTCTATGGCGATTTCCCCAACGAGATTACTTCTTCTTGGCAGGAATATTGACAACGAGTTCCCTCTGGTTTCCTTCACTTATTACAGTGTAGGTCCACTCACGAGGTACATCTTGCAGCATCTTATTAAACATAGTAAGATCACGCTGATAGGCCTCCTTGAGGAGCAGGACTTTAAGTTGGTCGTAGGAATACGTACACTTCGATTTATTTGGATTCTGGACCACGATGGTCTCCTTTATATAAGGTGATTATCTTGTTGGACACCAGGATATCCTGATATCGCCTTAAACTGATCCAGTGAAAAGACTGTTTCTCCTCTTTACTGGGGGTTTCCCTCCAAAAGGAATAGAGATCATCGTCAAACCGGGAATAAGTTAAAGGCATACGGTCAGGCCGAATAAGCGAGGCTAGAGCTTCATTGCTCCAGGTACTCAAGTCCTTTAGAACCAATGATTCGTTAGCTTTTCGTCTCTGTTCGTAGGTGTATCTCTTTTCCAGACTGGTACTCAACCAGGCTGAGAAGATAGCACGACCAACAGGGGATTGCTTAACTATCTCCTGGTTCAACCAGGTACCCGGCATCAAGGCCTCGATGTCAGAGATTTTACCGGAAGGAATCCTTATTTCCTTTGGAATTCCTTTGATAAAGAGTGCCCCGACACCTTCTGCAACTCTAGCAGATCTCAAGGTTTTACTGGAAGAGACTTTTCCTCCAAACCGATTTATTATTTCGGTATACCTTTGAAAGATCTTCCCTTGATCACTGGAATTGCAAGCAATGACACAATCGTCTCCACATATGGCGAATTCCGCCTCGTATGGAGCGGTTACCCACTTTAGGAGCACGTAGTGTGCAAGCTCGAACATAGGGAAGCTAAGATATAGACCCATGGGTTGTCCATTAGAATACCTGATTTTCCTCAGTTCATCCGTTGATCCACCGAAATCTTTGTCTCGGTAGAAACAAGGTAACAAAAGGAAATCAAAATACCCTCTGGGAACTCCCATGCTTTCCAAAAGTTTTACCTGTAACTGGCGTGAGAGGCGGTCAGTAGCCTCAG